CCGATCTGACCATCCATCGTTCGCATGGCCCAGCCGGTCGTGGTGCCCAGGTCGATGGCCATGACCACGGTGCGCGATGCAGGCACCGGATCGACCGGGCAGGCATCTCCCCTACGTAACGGAGAGAGGGCTTTAGCCCCCTCTCCTACGTAGTAGGAGGGGGAGTCTCCGACAACTTGGTCAAGGGTAGAAACTGAACAAAAACAATGAGTTAGCTCAGTTGGCAAGTTGGCAGATCTGCCTTCCTGCCATCTTGCCAACTTCGACGTAACTTGTTGATTTACAACGGAATCAAGTTGGAAACGGTCTGCCAACTGAATCCAGTTGGCAAAAGTTTGCCAACTTCCAGGGGTGTTTTTGCCAACTTGCTGCTGCGCGCCAATGTGTGCGCGATCGCACCGATGCGGACCATTACGGGCTTTGTCCAATGCCCGTCGCGTGCGGGCCAAAGCGTGCCCGTGCGGGTCAATGCCAGCGTGTTCAAAGACGCCGGCCGTGATGTCTCTATCTTGGCAAATCGTGTTCATTCGGACTCCTGTGGGTCGTTGCTGTTTTCGGGATAGACCCACACCTCCGGGTTTTCGACGGGCATCGCCGCCCCGGAAAGCGGGCACTTGTAGTGGGTGGGCAGCACGCACAGGGACGTCATGGGCACCTCACCGGTGTCCGGATCGGGCTCGCCCTTGGGCCGGTTGTGGACCATGCCCTCGACGCACATGTAGCCAAACTTGGAGCGGCCAAATGGCGGCAGCCCGTAGTCCGCAGCGTTGCGGAAATACTTGATGTAGCCCTGCGTGGCCAGGGCCGACAGGCGCTCGCGGATCGAGCGCTCGCCGCCCAGTCCTGCCTTGCCCTCGAAGGCTTCGGCGAACTGGTTGGCGGTGTAGAAATTGCCCTTCAGGCCCTCATCAAAGAGGATCTGCAGGATCACGTCGGTCTTGCGCCGTCGCTCGGCATCGAGCCGCTTCCCGTAATCCTTGTTGACCAGACGTTCGCTGTCATTGACGACGGTCCACTGGCCATCGACCTTGTCGACGTACCGGGGGGCAAGGCCTGGACCGTTGCGCAGTTCGAAGTACAACTGCCGCACCGTGGACAACTCGTCCGGCCGGTGCAGCAGCATGGCGGAGGTATAGAAACTGCGCAGGCTGCTGGCACCCGCAAAGGCCTGGAACGGGTCCTCCTCGAACTGGCGCTTGGTCATCTTCTTGGTGTGATGGACCAGCAAGACGCCCGAGTCAGGATTGACCCGCTGCTGCAGCTTGGCCACCCGGCGCGTGAGGAAAAACATCATCGCGTCGTTGTCGTTCTCACCACCGGATCCGCCACCGTCGAACACGTTGCGGATCGGGTCGATGGCGATGATGTCCGGCGGCTCGCCACCGAACTGCGCACTGATGGTTTGGATCAACTTCTCCAGCCCTTCCTCATCAAGGATGAGGTGCAACTGGGGCGTCACCACCAGATTGCGCCGGGCGAGCCTGAGCGCCTCTTTGGGCAGACGGATGGCTTTCATCCGCTCCTTGAGGTACGGGTACTGCACCTCGGCCTGGAGGTAAAAAACCTTCAAAGGGCGTGCTGGCACCATGTCCAGGAACGGCAGGCCGGCTGCCATGTGCGCCAGCCATGACAGAAGAAAGTCGCTCTTGCCCACCTTGGGCGCCCCGCCAAAGATCGCGATGCCGCCGGTCGTGATGATCCGGCCCGACACCAGGTCGATCGGCAGCGGTGTGTCGTCGTCGAGCATCTCGCCCATCGTGAAAGCCGGCAGGACAGCCGCGCTGGCCTTCACCGTGATGCGCTCGCCACGCTCAATGAATGCCTTGCAGTCGAACCCCTCGTCGATGGCATCGGCCGCATCCCACTTATCCGGCTTGCCTTCGGGTGGGATGACGATCACCACTGAACGACTGCCCACAGCCACACATGCTTTGGCAGCTGCCTCGGCATAGTCCCAGCCCGGCGGATCGCGGTCAGGCCAGATCACGACGTCCTTGCCACGCAGAGGGGACCAGTCGGTTTTGTCGATCGGTGCGCGCGCGCCGTTCATCGCGGTGGTGGCCACGATGCCTTGCTCGATGAGGGCCTGGGCGCACTTTTCACCTTCCACCAGCACCACCTGGCGAGCAGTCGCCATGGCTGGCTGGTTGTAAAGCGGACGCGGATCGGGCGCACGCCACATGCGGGCGCGGACATCCCAGGGCCTGAACTCCTTACGGCCAGGCTCGGGGTCGTAGCGGTATACCCGGGCGATCAATTCGCCCAGGTGGGTCTGATAGTCCCAGGTGGCCGTGTACGGCCCTAGTTCATCCACCGGCTGTGACCGGACCTCGCGCCGACGGTTGGAGGCCATGGGCGGCGCCACGCCACACCACTGGCGCACTTCATCCAGGAGGCGTGGGAAGTCGGTCCTGACCGACAGGTTGCGCGACATGGCCCAGGCATCGAACACATCACCGCCCATGTCGGTGGCGAAATCGAACCACAGGCCTCGTCGCGATCCTTCCATCTCCACCACGAGGCTTTTGCCTGCAGAGCCGTCGATGTCGCCGACATAGAACTTGCCCCCACGGATACGCCCCTGGGGGAACAGGAAAAGAAGGACCGACTCGAGCCTGTCGATCAGCGCCTGGCGCAGGGTCTCGACGTCCTCGACTGCCCCGGTGGTCCTGTCTGCTGCATCGTTGAAGTCAAAGTAGCTGGACTCGTGCATCAGGTCCCACCCCAGCAGCGTTCCTGCCATGAACAGAAGCGGCACTCCTGGTGGGTTGGCGTGGTCGAAAAACGGGGCAGCACCTCGCCCGCATCGGTGGCGCTGATGACGCGCACCGCCCGGTCGGACATGCGCTGCGCGAGCCCACCATCGAAGGGCACTAACTCGAACCAGATTTCCTGGGTGTCCTTGTTGATGGCCGTGAACAGCGCCGGGTTCTCCGAGATCCCGGGAATGCCGCCTTCCATGTAGGCCTGGTAGATGGCCATCTGCGCGGCATAGACCGGCTTGGACTTGGACACACCGTTCTTGACCGTGTCCCGCCAGGACTTGTCATTCATGGTCTTGCACTCCCACAGCGCCGGGTAGCGCATGCCCAGCTCCGAGGGACCAGCGTTCAGGATGCCGTCGACGTGACCCTTGATGCGGCCGCCAGCCACGGAGAAGCCAAACTGGCCGCCATGGGCCTTGCGGGTGTAGAGGTCAAAGCCGATCAGTCGGAACCAGCGGATGGCCAGGTCTTCCAGTACATGGCCCACCTCGAAGATGCGCAGCGCGCGGCCGGAGAAGTCGCGCCCCGGATCCACCGGCGTGCGGGTGTACTCAAACTGCAGCGCGCGCTCACACGCCACACCCAGCCGGGATGCGCCCAGATAGTCGCGCGGCGTCTGCCCATCGCGCTCCAGCGCCAGCGCGTCATCGATGAGCGCACCGATCTGCTCATGAAATTTCGGACGGTGATTGAAGTCCAGCATCACGACCGTCCTTGCTGCCGGCCTGCGGCTTGGATGGCGATGCGCTGTTCCAGAAACTGCCGGTCGCGAGCGGCCATGCGCTCGTGTTCCTCGAGCATGCTGTCCTGGTACCGGGTGACGACCACATCAATGAGCATGAGCACCTCGTTCCGGCTGTAGTCGGCCAGTGGCCGCTGCATGCCGATGGAGCCGACGTACTCCCCCAGAGGGCCGAGGCAGGACTGCATGGCGGCGATTTCCATATCGCTGGGATCAATCATGTGTCCCTCCGTTTTGTTCATGAGCTTGGAGAAGGCCTCCTGACAGGGACGGCTGCAGAACACCCACTTGTCGTTGTGACGGGATGGGTCCGAGCGGGGCACACGCGGGTTGAACCAGCCGTACCCCTTGGCTTTGCGATGGCAGACGGCACATTTCACGCAGCCTCCAGAACTTGGTGGGCGTGGGCGTCATTGGCCGCATTGACCAGCCGCACGATGGCGTTGCGGTTGAAGCGGAAGGACAGCAGCGCCGAAGCCTGGTAGCGCGTCAGGCCAAAGTCGGCCCGCAGTTCTGGCGGCAAGTACTGCAGTTGCTTCGGCGTGGGCGACTCGTTGAGCCAGCGCCGCGTCTTGTGCGCCGAGTCCTCCGACTCATGCTCGTTGAGCCAGTCATCGGCCTTGGCCATGCAGACGGTGCGTTCGCCAACGGCAAGCAGCTGCGTGGTGTGCCCCTTGGCACCGCCCACGGCGTGCCAACGCCCGTTGAGAAAGAAGATGCCACCCCATGCATTGAAGCCGGTGGCCATGAGCGCGTCGTCACTGCCAAAGAGGTCGCACCAGCGGAAGTTGGATCGGCTGAGCAGATCGATCTCACTCATCACGAAGTGATCGAGCACCCCGCGCGATGGGTTGTCCTGCTTTTCCCAGACATGGCCGCACAGCGGGCACTCCATGACGGCCATCGGCACCGTGGCACCGCACTCCGGGCATTCCTTGGTGGGGGCATCGCCGAGGTTGTCATGGCCATCGAGGTTGACCTCCTGCTCCAGTGCGCCATGCATCAGGCTTGCCGTGCCGAAGTCCAGAACGATGCAGTCGGTCTTGACCACGCCCGGAAACTCCTGCGGATCGACTGTGCGCAAGCCACGGCCCACCATCTGAATGAAGGTGGACTTGTAGGAACTGGGGCGCAACAGGACCACGCACGAGGTGGGCGTGTAGTCGTAGCCCTCGGTCAGTACGGCCACGTTGACGACGACCTGGGCGTCGCCGTTTTCATACGCGGCCAAACGCTCCTTGCGCTCGCCATCGGACAACTCGCCGTGGATCAGGACGGACTCAATACCTGCCTGATTGAAGGCAGTGCACACATC